TTGCTACACGGTCAAATGTATCTACCCAGAGTAGTTCTTCATCAATCTCAAGGATACCCTTACCTACTGAGTCGGTTGACCCAAGGCTAAGCACCAATGGAGATGCACTTGTGGAAGTGGTAGTAGTTACTGCTGATGTAAGGTAAGTGCTGCGGTCCTGCTGGAATGTATATCCTGCAAGATTGACGAGCACTTCATCAATCATATTAGTTAATGTAGTTGTCATTAGGCGTTGATGCTCCTTAACGCTGCAGGGGCTGCAAGCCCAGTTGTTCCAGCAAGTTCATTGCAGATACCGTCAATGTCCTTGAACTTATCTCTTGTGCGTGCAGCCTGTGCCTTGATGTTCAAAGCACCGACTGTTGCAAGTCCAGTTGTCCCAGCCCAGGCATTAGCAGCGCCCTGTTCATCAAGTCCAGTAGTGCCTGCCAGCCTATTAAGTTCTGCTGTAAGGCTGCTTCCTGCTATGCCTAGTGCCATTGTTAACCTTCCTTAGCGTTTTGGTACGATTAAATTTGATTTCTTTTCTGGCTTAGCGCCACCAAAGAATGCTTTGTAATAGTGCTCATCAAATGAGAACCGCTTCATATGTGGAGCAGTTGCACCTGTGTGACAGTAGACTGGAATGTCTGCCTGGTCACATAGAGCGAAGAAGTAAATGTCTTCTCCAATAAACTTTGTCCCGCGTCCCATCTCCATAAACATAGGAGAGTCAGGAACTGCTGCCCTAATCTTCTCGACTACGCTACGGTGCATAAGGATGAATCCCATACCTGCTGCGCCTACCTGAATCAGTTTGTTCTCAGGTAGTGGGTGCACTCTGGTCAAACCAAAGCCACCATCTTTATTATCTGTAAAGTTAAATACAGTTGGCATTGGAATCATCAAAGGTTCTTCAGGGTTATCAGTTGTGAAGTAGACTCCGGTAAGAACAGGACGCTTCTCAGCATCTCTATTATCCCAAAGTAACTTGAACTTCTCAGGACTGATAACAACATCTGAGTCAACCCAGAGTAACCATTCTGTATCTGTCTGGTCATACCAGTAAGTAATTACTGTCTCACGCTGGCGAGCAATCTGATTACCTTGACTACGAAGTGTAGACTTAAATTCTAATCCAGACTTAAGCATAACATCGCAGACGCCTTGCATAAACTTACCGTCTACCATTCCGTTATCGCACCAAGCGATTGAAATACTTTCTTGCATTGTCCCCTACTTTCTTACCACTTAACTTTGTCAGCCCAATATGCTGCGCTCATTTTACCCTTAGCAATGTTCTTTGCGTGGCGTGCTTTGAATGAAGCCTGACGTGCTGTCGGCTTCTTATCGCCAGTGACGCCCTGTTGACCAAAGCGAATAGTCTTGACCTTATCGCCTTCTTTAGCCACCACTACGTGTGACTTGGTTGGATGATTTGGTGTGCGCTTAGGCTTGTTAAAGCCTGCCACTCCTACTCGCTTTAGTCTAGGGTCTGTCACTTCTTCTTCGCTTTCCCTGCCTGGCTAAGTGCGATAGCAATAGCCTGCTTCTTGTTCTTTACAATCTTTGCTTTCTTAGGACCCTTAGGGTCGATGCCTGCGTGAAGGGTTCCCTTTTTGAATTCACCCATAACCTTGGCAATCTTCTTCTTGGCTGCTGCCTTCTTCATTAGTTAGTTCTCCGACCTCTTGAGTCATACTTAGCACCCTTGAGAACTGAGCCAACAAGTTGCCCAACTTCCTTGTCCTGCTTCTTAGCAAGTCGGTTTGCTGCAGCATCTGTTCCAGGTCCTACGGTATTGCTCATCTCAACTCTTGCGCGATAAGCCTGATAGACGTCGTTGATTTCCTTTGCGACGTTCTGGAAGTAGTTGCGGTTCTGCGCCATTTACTTCTTCTTGCCCATCTTCTTCATAGCCATCTTCTTAGCAGGAGACTTCTTAGCCATCTTCTTCATACCTGCTTTTGCTGAACCGTATTCCATCATACGTTCCTTCTTGCTCTCGCCCATTTCGTGCTTCTTATTCTTGGCTGACATCTTCATTAGATTGCTCCTACTTCCTTGAGTACCTCGGTTGTTTTCTTATTTATATCTTTTGTCTTTGGCATTGTATCTGCGTTGTATGGCTTACCCAATGTTGCTGACGCTTCATATGCTGCTTCTACGTGGGCACGTGTAGTGCCTGCTGGCTGGATACCTTGTGCTCTCGCATCTCGGTATGACTGCAATTCAGAGTTCCATTTCTTATCAGAGATGTCTCTTGTTGCATCACCAGTTCCTAGTTCAAGCGTTCCTATCTTGCAACCAAAGCAACCCTCGACATACTCAGGATGCTTCTGTATCTGATGTAAATTCATTGTGTCCCCTACTGTGCTGTAAAGTTTGCCTCTGTTACTCCAACGCCACCGGCGATAAGTGCAGCCTTAGTTGCATCATCGACTACGTGTTGACATCCGCCAGAATAGAACTCTTGATAATCCGCAATGGTTGAATCAACCACATAACGAACTCGTGAATATACTCCACCGCTTTTAGCGATGCTTACACCTTTGCGTAATGTGGCAAAGTAAAACAAGCGATGTCCGCCTGATGGACCCTCAAGTACATAAGGTGGTCTGAATATATAGTTTGCCATTAGTTCTCCTTAGTGAACTTACTGATGAGGCTAGGTTTCCCTAGCCCCACCCGTCAATCAACTAAGCGATTGATGAACCTGATTCGATTCGGTATAGTGCTTCTTCACGGTAGCGTGCGAAGCCGAGTACGCCGTACCAACCCATTGGGCGGTGACGCATCAACTTGTCAACTACTGGTCCGATGACTACGTGTGGCTCTTCTGCCACTGCTTCAGCCATTGCTTGCTGTCCTGCGATGATTGTGCGGTATACCTTTGCGGAACCTGAACCATCTGCTGCGCTGTAGAGACGTGGAGACTCAACGAAGTATGCACCTTCGTATGTTCCAATTTCTCCTGCCCAGATGCGGTCCTGTGATGAACCGTACTGGTTAGGAAGAAGCCATCCTGCTGAACCTGTCTCTGCACGAAGGTCGTGTGAAACTTCTGGGTGGATACCAGCCCAGTAGAGTGAACCCTTACGTCCTGTTGCCTTGCCTGCGCGGAGTTTTGCAACTGCCTTGCGGACGTTAGCAGATGAAAGTGTTGCTGCTGCTGTGACTGTTGCTGTTGATGTTGCAGTTGAACCTGAGTAGATGACGTTTGAGCCACCACGAAGTGTTGTCATTGCAACTGAGTCAATTGAATCAGCAAGGTTGAATGCGATGATGTTAGCAATTGCTGGGTCTACATCTGCAAGTGAGAACAACTCAAGTGCACGAGTTACGAGAACTGAGTTACCGTACTCTGCAAGAGTAATTGTCACAGATGTTGGTGTAGACAGTGCTACTGCATCTTTGTCTTCATCTTCAGTCAATGGTGTTGTTGTTGCTGTTAGGTCAACGTAGCGCTGTAGAACTACTGTTGAACCCGGGATTGCCTGCTGTGCTGGGCGCTTGTCTGCTACTGAGCGAATGAGTGGCTCTGAACGGAGTGCGAACTCCAAGAGACGGTCATAAGCCTTTTGGACAAGACCTGCAGCATTCGCTGTACCTCCAAGAGTGGAGGAACCAGTCGATGTATATGCGTTTGCCATTTAGGTTATTTTCCTTTAGTGTTAGAAACTATGATTAGTTTTATTGCGAACGAAGAACGTTCAAGAAATCATCCAGGTTATCTGCCTGGTCCATTCTCAAATTAAGGTCTTCTGCTCTGTCGGGTGTTAGTGCACCCTGAGTGATAACATCCTGCTGACGTAATGCAGCACGGTCTATTTCACTCGCTTGCGGTGCTTCCTTAGTACTTGTAAGCCCGAACAAATCTCCGTTATCTTCTAGCCAGTTATTCACTGACTCTTCAGATACATCGTCGATGTCCTTGAGGATTAGTCGTACTGCTTTAGGATTCACACCCTTCTTTTCTAGGACTTCCTTGACGGTTCGCTCACGCTGCGACTTGGTTAGTCCCTCAAGTTGCTCAGTGAGTTCCTTGATACGCTTCTCGTCATTACGCTTGGCTTTCCGCAACTTCTTTAAGAGGTCGCTTCCATCCATTTGTGTTTCCGATACATCAGTATCGAGGTCATCGTCTTCTTCATCCCAGTAGTTGTTGCTCATAGCAACTGCCACCCTTCTCTATTAGTTAGTTCGCAAGCCTCAGGTTCCAGTCGGGGGATTGGTCTGGCTCTTGCTACCAGTCTGTTACGCTGACGGGGCTGGTGGGTCCGTTCAGGATTCTTGTTTTAGATTAAGCCTTGTGCTCTATCCTTAGATGCCAGGCGCCCAGGACCGCCACTGAAGCGTGCAATCTCTGTACTGACTGCAGCCCTTTCTTCCTGGATAGCACTCGCTGTTTTCTTTAGTCTTGATGCTTCTAGTTTTGCCTGAACATCTTCAGTCTTAACATCTTTCTTGGCACCTAACTCAAGTAACTTCTCATAGTTAGCCATATCTACAGCGATACCTGAGTAGCCTGTCTGTGCTCCGGCTACAGTTACACCAGATGCTTGAAGGTCTTGAGCAGTAGCAAGGCTTGTCTTAAGACCCTGAGCAAGTGCTGCTCCACCAATCTGTGCAGCCTGTACCTTCTGGTTAAGGATAGGCAACTGTGTCTTCTCATCTAGGATGAGAGCCAATACATCGCCCTCTGTGATTGCTTCATAGTATTGCTTGAAGGCGTTCATCACCCAAGGTGATTGCTTAAGTAGACCATACGCATCATTCATACGATTAGTAACATCTACTGCATCCATACGATTACCGATAAGGGTTGCATAGTAGTCACGGGTTGCTAGTGTTGTAGCACCGTATGCTTTGAAAATCTTTTCATATTCATTCTCAGCCTTGAGATAGGTAGCATCATCAAGGGTAGGAAGTCCTGCTTGCTTTAACTTGGCATTGCCAGCAAAGCGCTTTAGATATTCAGCGTTGTAGCGATTGTCATTCTTGAGAAGAAGCAATAGGTTCTCGCTAGAAATCTCTGGATAGTCTGCACGAATCTGTGCAATGGTGGCAGCAACGCCTTCCATTCCATAAGACTTAAGTGTGTTGGCAAGGATTGCATCACTTGCTGCATCGAATGGTGTTGTCTTTGGGGTTACAGTTACCTTAGGAAGTTGCTGTTGCTGCTGTACTTCAGACTGGAATGTTGGTGCGGTTCCACCGAATGCGGTTGAGAATGGTGAAGCATACTGACGTGCTGCATCTAGTTCTGTAGATGGAGCAGTTCCGCCAAAGGCTGTGGAGAATGGTGAGGCATACGCTTCTGTAGACGCACGTGCTGCTTGGTTTGCTGCTGCCGATGTTGGGTTAGCGGCAATGTATGCCTGCGCCTGTGCTTCGTATCGTGCTGATGAAGCAGCCTCTGCTCTGGTGAAACCCTGTTTCATTAGGTTAGCGATGTATGCGTCTGAATTAAAAGCCATTATTACATCACTCCAAAGTTGCGTAGTACGGTCTTGGTATCATTAAGAACTACAGATTTGTATTCGTCACCATTAAGGTATTCGTCGCTCTTGTATTGTGCTGCCTTATAGTCGGCAACATTCTTTAATGTTCCGTCAGTATTCAGAGCATCGACTACATCCTGTGTCTTAATCTGGTCCTCAGGTATGCCACGAATCTGTGAACGAAGAGTGATGTATGGCTGTAGGCGTGAACGTACAGTCTGTCCTGGCTTGAGACCTTCGGCAGCCTTACCCCATTGAAGTGATGCGCTGCGAACAATGTCTTCTTGTACTGTATCCCAAGCAGTCTCACTGCGGAATGACTTGCCTGCTAACTTGTAGACGGTTCTATCGCTGACAGGAATACCGTTCTCTTCGTACTGTGCACGAATCTCACGTACTCTCTTACCTAGTTGACCTTCATCTAACTTATCTGCTGCTGTCATATCCCCTGTAAGGGCACCTGAAGTCAGTGAAGATAGTCGCTTGTTAGCGATAGACAAGATAATATCTGTGCGTTCCTGTGCAGACATACCGCCCTTAGCGGTTCTCTCACGGGCATTAAGTGCACTCTGATAAGCCTTTACTTCTTCTTTGCTTGGCTTATCATTGAACATATCAAGGAAGAAGTCATTGAGGTTAGACTTAGCCTGTGTAGTATCTGTGACTAACTTGGTTCCTGCATCAGAATACCCACCAGTTTGAAGGTATGTCTTTACCTTAGCGTCTGTCTTTGCTAGGTCAAGAACCTTATTGATATCACCGATACCCTTTTGTTCTCCAACTGCGACAAGTTTAGCAACTGCAGTGAAGTCCTCAGGTGTAATCATTCCATCAAGAGTAGGTGCATAACCCTTAGGGTATAGACCATTGGCAAGCATCTTCTTCTGAAGTGCAGTACGAGCCTCAGGTGGTAGTGACTTAATGTAAGTCTGTTCATATCCTGCTGGGAATAGGCTAACAATCTTACCCTTTTTGTTTCTTGGGTAAATCTGTTCCCCTGTTTCAGGGTCAACACCTAGTGATACGCCAGTGATTATCTTGCTAGAAGATGTAGATGTAGATGCTGCGCCGGTCACACCAGCGTGCTCTGCAATCGCTAGTTGAGCCTCAGGTGTTAATGTTCCAGTCTTTGCTGGTTCACTATATTTCTGACCCATTAGTTGCCTTCCAATTCATTTGCGAAGAATGCGTAGAACATCTTCTGGAAATCTGGATTACTTTCGATAACCCACTCTGCTTGCGCTGCAAGCCAGTCACGCTCCGCTTGCTCTGACTTTGCCCCAGTGAATGTCTTCTTGCCTAGGTTATCTAGTGCTGTTTGACGCAAAGCCATATAGTCACGTAGAGCAACCACTGAAGGTAGGTCTACGAATCGCTCATCTTGTACAAGTGTTTCAAGTTGAGAAATAATACGACCACGCTTATTAGGGTCAAACTCTGAGACAGGTCCACCACCCATAGCGTCCTTAAGTGATTGAAGGGCAATTGAGTACTGCCCCTTATCTAATTCACCTGAGTCAACTCGTGTCATAAGTGCATCACGTGTTGCGTAGTAACGCTGGTTATTAACCTTCTCAAGGATTTCTTTTGGAGATAGTCTCTTCTTTGTATCGTGGATAAGGTTCCACTGGTACATCTCTGTAGACAATCCACCGCCTGGCATTACATATCCCCATACATCCTTGTACTTAGATGCAACATCAGGGTTTGCTACTACGAAGTTATATGAATCCCAGTTAGATGGACCGTTCCCTGCGCTTGCACTGATAAGAGCGAATGCCTGTGAAGGACCATATAGGTTAAGGAAGTCATACCAAGACTTGTTATAGTCACCATCATTATTCTGGAATATAGTCTGGAAGTCTTCAAGAAGGGCAACCTGTAGGGTTGTATCTCCATCCTTATCCTTAGCAAGACCATTCTGAATCAAAGCCATAGGTGATACAAGACCAACTACACCACGCATAATAGATTCCCAGCGTGAGAATGTGTCTGTATCTGCAACTAAACGAGCCTGGTCATCAGGGTCATCTAGGTTGTAGTTTCCGCCTGATGCAAGGTAGTTCATTACTGGCTTAAAGTTAGAAGCATATGTTGCTTCCATACCTGTAACGCCACCAAGAATCTTGTTCCAGTTACCAGGGAGAATTGCTGTCTGCAATCCACCGCTAAAGTTTGCACGCCCGAATGGGAATAGCCACTTCTGGATACCCATTGGCATATTATCAATAAGGTTATTATTGAATGTTCCTATTGCGCTGATAGGCAGTGTAACTCCTGGACCGATACCAGGCAACATTGTGCCAGAACCGAATGCGAAGTTAAATGACATTGGGTTAGCAGTAAATGCTATAGGTGCACCATTATAGTTAGCACCTGTTGTCATCTTTGCAATTGCTGCCATTGCTGTACCAGCAAATGGAACAAAGAACTGACGTTGCCCTGATTCAGGGTTAGTAAAGAAGAATCCCTGGTTAGGGTCGTAGTAATCTTCAGCATCTGTCATCAAATAGATAGACGAAGACTCTGGCTTTTGTGTCCACTCAAGGGCTTTGACAGCCTTGTAAACGTTAGTTACATTCTCTGTACCAAGTTCAGCCCACTTCTGGATTGTATTCTCCCAGGCTGCTGCGAATGGTGCGATAAGACGTAGTTGATGGAAGATAAGTCGCTTCTCACTTGCATTGTAGAACATACCCTTAACGTGATTACGTGCATAGGTATCTGCATATGCGTGTGCATCTTCAATAGATATAGGACCATTGCCATCAGCAGAACGAAAAGCATTCCATACAGGGTGCTTTGACCCTACATTAACTCCAGCCTTCTGCAATGGGTTCAATGAATCCTGTGCAGTCTTAAGAAGTTGAGCCTTAGCGTTAGCATCAAGAGATTTCGCTATGCGATTGATAGCATCCCAGTAAGCCTGACGGAACTCTGGACCAAATGTTGAATTCTTTTCAAGTTCTGTAGCCTTGTCAAAGAACCAATCTACGAATGTGTACCTATCAGCCTTAGATTCTACATAGGCTAAGTTCTTAGATGGAACATTTACGATAACTCCATCCCAACGACCAGCGTTAGAAAACGTATCTCTCAAATCTCTAGCAAATTGTGCCTGTGATTCAAGCAAAGCCTTCTTGCCTGCACGCATTTGCTTTGAATTGCTAACTGAGTTTATGGCTCCATCGGTAGCACGTGGAATAGTGAACTTCATTGACCCTAGTTCAGTGCTGCCTTTAGCGACAAGTTGCATAAGTGACTTATTGCCACCTGTTGTTTCAGTCACACGAGCAAGCAATGAGATATCTTCACCCTTTGGAGACTTACCTGTATAGAGATAATTCTTTAATCCCTCAGGAGTCTTGATAAATGCCTTAAACTTTTCTGGAGTTGACTCTGCGAATGCGTCTAACTCCTGGCGTCCTGGACCATATAGGAAGTAATCGACTACAGCGTCCTGGCGGAACTGACCCTTAGCCATTGCAGCCTTGATTGCAGGTGTATCAAACCCAGCAACTACACGTGCAAAGATATCTGAGTTGAGCATACGCAGTTGGTTAGCGATACCATCAAAGAATCGTGGTGAGCCATAGGCTACAGCACCAACATTTTTGAACTGCAGGACCTTATAGTCACGCTCATCAAAGGCTCCGCCTCTGGCTGAGTTCATCATATCTACATATGAGTTCTTAGCACTGTGTGCAAGTGTCTCATCAAGAATATCTAGTGCATCATCACCAGTTGAGAATGACTCGTCAAAGACTGTATGACGGTAGTTATCGAACTGACGCAATACTTTGCGCCAAGTCTTACCATCTTCACGTCCAAGCCACATAGCCAAAGCCATACCTGGGTTATTAAAGAATGAGATGTGACCTGTTGCAGCCACACGAATCTGCTCTTCAGCAATGTTACGAATAATGTACGCCGGGCGTACCAACTGAATCTTCTTCCAGAAGTTGTTGATTGCTGCGTCAGCGATTTCTTCGCCCTTAGCAAGTGTCTTGTACTTTGACAACTTGTTCGTAAGTCGCAAGAGTTCAGTCACTGGTGGGAAGTAGATAGTTGAGTTAAGTAACTCGGATGACATATGTGGTCCTGGAAGGATTACACTCTCACCGTTAAGTTGAATGTACTTAAGTTCTGCCCCAGCAATGTGTTGCTTTGCCCAATATGATGACATCTGCTCGGCAGATGACTCAAATGCTGTTGTGTACTTCTTGAAAGCATCCTGCATATGTGGCGGGATGTTTGCTGAATACTGAGCGAATACAGCCTTCATTAACTTAACTGATGCAGCATAGCCAGCAACTGAGTGAGTTGCGGCATCTGCGATTTCGTCGATGATTTCATCAAGGACTTTTCTGTCAAGTTTAGCGGCTACGCCGAAATCTTCTGTTGAGCGAAGGAGTTCTTCTCTGTCGTGTACGTTTACGATAGAGCCAGACTTAACTTTAGTCTGATATCCGCGCTTAATAGCAGGCTTTGCGATTGTAATTGGAGCCTTGATACCTGCAGCGAATCCTTCAAAGAGTGCTGCTACTTTACCGTGCTCTGCGATACGAGATTGAACTCGTGCTCCTGCACCCTGAAGTGTACGAACTGCTGGCATAACAAACTTTGTACGCTCTGTTGCTTTAACTCCAGCACGTGCTAGAAGTCCAGGCTGTAATGCTCCGCCTTGGATGTCACCCTTGAGTAGGTAAGGTGCCAAAGCGTCAACTACATCATCCTGAGTCTTAGCATCAGCAAGTGCTCGTGCTACGTCGTGAGTAATCTTTCCATTGGCTTTACGCCAGATTTGCTTCCAGTCAGTCATCTCGACAAGTTTGTCGACTGCTACCGTTCCACGACCATTGGTTAAGAAGTCAGCGATAGCCTGATATGCAAACTCAGGACGTTCAAGAGTCTGATTTATGTTAGCAAGACGCTGTACATCAATCTCCCAAGCCTTACGCTTATCCTGGAGGCTGAGTTTTGCATCGTCAAGTTTCTCTGAAAGAGTGCGCTCTGATTTCTTAGCCTTAGCAGCAGTGCGTAGTACACGCTCATTCAATGATTCCATTGTCTTCTGTGTACGAGTACGCTCTGCAACCTGCTTAAGTGAGAACTTCTCAGCGTCTGTTGCTTCCTTAACAAAAGCCTTAGACTTCTTTTCAAGTTCTTTAGCAGCAAGAAGTGCATCCTGCGTTACAGGAGTCTCTGGAACTAAACCTTTTGCTTCAGATAATCTATCTTCTAAAGTTTTAATTGATGCCTGTAGGTTATCTAGGTCATCTGATGTATATAGTGGAACTCGTCCTGCTGCTACAGCATCTGAAATTTCTGACTTGACTTGCTCAAGTTGCTTTGTCTGCTTGGCTAAAGCATTCTGTGTACGCTCAACAATTCGTGGAGCCTTAAGCGCAGCCTCAATAGCCTTACGTGATTCAGTTGCTGCAGTAGCCTTCTCAATCAGTTGAGCCTTCTGGGCTGCAATTTCATCGAGACGAGCCTGTGCTACACGGACACTAACAGAAGATTTAATTGTATCTTCCGCTTGTCCTAATGCTGCAGCACGTGCCTCATCTGCACGCTTAGATAGATTGTCTACATCGAACTTCTTAAGTTCATCTGCTTGCTTACGAATAGCCTTAGCAGATTCAATAGTTTGTTTTTCAACTTCTTCAATCTTAGCAAGACGGTCCATAGTCTTTGCTGCTGCAGACATAGCACCAGAAGCCTGCTGCTGTTGAGCCAATTTGCGTAGAGCCTTGATGTCAGATGCACGAGCCAAGCCTGGGTCAAAGATAAATGAGCCAGTAATGTCTGCAACTAGAGCAATGTTAGCGCCTGCGCGACTCTCTGGGTTGCCAAGAGTAAATAAGTTTGAGTATGTATCACCAAGAATTGTGCGTGGACGATATCCAATTACTTTGCCATCAGAGTTACGGATAGCAACCTTGGCTGCGTTGAGCGAAGCCTGACGCGCTTTGTGTCCTAAGCCAACTTCTTCAGATGGGAAGAATCCTTCACCAACCTGAATGTCAGGGAACTTACCCTTTTTAATATCAGTCATTGCTTTAATGGCTACTTGACCGATGGTTGTCTGCTCTACTGGACCAGGAATTGCCTTCTGTGTTACAGGTGCAGATTCAACACCGAGTCCCTTTGCAGATGCAGAGATACCAAAGTTTTGTGCAGACTGTGCAAGAGCAGTTGTACCCTGACGCCATTCAGCGTTTAACCAGTTGAATGTTCCACCAAGTAGCGTGGTTGTTCCACGTACTACAGATTTAACACCTTGCCAAAATTGCCCTCTGCCAGAGTTCTTAAATGCTTCTGTCTCGCGCTTGACTGCTTCATCTTTTTGATTAGCAAGACGTTGTTCACGAGTTGATGCGTCAATGTTAGCAATGCTTGCAGCAACACCTGACTTGGCATCTACACCTAGTGCAGACAAAGACTGGAGAACGCCGGGAGACATAATATTTCCCTGTGCATTCTTCTTAATCAGTTCAGCCTGGTAAGGATTTATAGAAGATGCGGCAGCGTAAATCTGCTCTGCATCAATCTGAGCCTGTGTAAGTATGCCTGAAAGTTTTTTCTGGTCTGCCACTACTGCACCATCTGTTGTGCTTGAGCATCCATTGTCTCAACGAGGTAACGTAAATCTTCGTTGCGTGGATTCTGCTGGTATAGGGCACGAATAATCTGATGTGATGGGTCCTGTGATTGGACAAGACCTACTGGAAGTGGGTTAACTTCTGGACCTGCACCGTCACCAAATGGCATACCGTATGTGATTGGTCGGTCAGGGGTATCTGAAGGTGCTGTAATAGGTTTGATTGCAGGAAGATTCATATCTGCGCCAGCAGGTGTTGGTGATTGCTGTCCCATAGGTAGACCTGAGTTTGCTGCTTGATTTACAGCCTGGTTCTCACCGTATGCAAATCCTGTGTAGTTGATGTTTGGAACACCGTCGGCTGAACCGTTGCCACCTGTTGCTGAGACGCCTGTGTTGTTCTGACCTGCTGTTGGGCGATATCCGCCGCGTGGGTCTTGAGGTGCAGTAGTCACGTTGCCTCCTACTTAGAATGTTTGAATTGTGTTTTGGATAGATAAGGACCTGCGGTAAAGGCTGTAAGTTTTGATGCAATCTCCATTGCTTCGTAAGCATCTGCTCCTGCGTGTAGTGCTCCGAGTGCATAAGGTGCACCAGAACCTGCAGCGTAGACTCCGCTTACATTTTTACTTACTGCTAACTCGTGGTCGATATCAAATATCTCACCGCACAATGCTATGAGAAATTGAAATCTTTGTTCTGTCTTTGGCTCATCAAAGTTAAAACCATTTGATGAAAGACATCTACGAAGCGATGGCATCGCCTTTGTAATAATAAAGTGAAACAAGTCCTTCTTGTCGGACTTTGTTGGAACTGGTGGTTCCCAAATATGCTGTGCTACATCGCAAGGTAGAACCTCACCTGAGCCTGCAATCAAGTAACCATTTGATTCTGAAATCTTTTTGACACTTGGATGAGTGTAGATATATCCACTGTCATCTGTGGTCCTGCTATCAGCAACAAGGACACAACTATCGTCGTATTCGATACCAATCAGTGTTGTCATTGTCCCCTACTTTGTTATCTCTTTGACGTAGTTGTCACTCTTGCTGAACCCTTACCACTTGAGGTAAGTGCTGAAATAAGTGTCTGCATATCTGGTCGCTGCTGAATTGCAGGTGCTTCACCTGGCATACCTTGCGGTGCTGCTTCAGGTGGAAGAGCGCCTCCTGCTGGAGTAGCGGCGGGAGCAGGGGACGGTTGCTCAACCATAGGTGCTTCCCCAGCAGGAGGAACTTGTTGCTGCGGAGCAAAGGTTGCTTCAATTGCATCCTCAAGCGCCTGTCCCTTTTGGCGTGCTTTGATAACCGCAGCAATTTTACGAACTACCTCTGAGGCATCTCCGCCAGATGCTGCCATTTGTGGGATGGCTTGTGTGTAGGCAGTAATGGAACCGAGAAGAGAATCTCTCATCTTCTCAATTTCAATCTTTTCTAGTTCCTGTGTGACGTTAACTGTGAATGGAAGTTCACGCATAGCCATATCCTTAGAG